AACCTGGACTGGTCAACCGTCATTGACAAGATCGAACTGATGATCGGTGGTCAGGTTATTGACACCCAGGATTTCGAGTTCATGACTGATGTCGAGCCAGTGGTTGGTGCGCAGACCTTTTCCCAGCGTTACCTGAATAACGCCACCTCTGGTCGGTACACCCCAACCAGCCAGTCGGCATCTTTCCTGCCCCTGAAGTTCTTCTTCTGCAAGGACTATTCGAGCTCCATTCCCCTTGTGGCTCTGCAGTACCATGACGTGGAGCTGCGTATCACGTGGTCATCGGCCCTCGGTTCGGCAGCCAAGAGCGGCGGCACCTCTATTGCCAGTGGCGTCCTGAACTCGGGCCTTCAGTTTTTGGCCTGGGCCAACTTCGTCTACCTGGATCAGACCGAGCGCAAGTTCTTCGCCGAGAACGCACACGACATGCTGATCACCCAGGTCCAGCGCATCCCGATCAGTGGTTCCTCAATGCAGGAGCTGGCACTGGCTCACCCAGTGAAGTACATTGCCTGGCCATCTGCAAACTACGGCGCCGCTTACGGCACTGACGGCAGCGGCACCAACGTGAAGGATTACCAGCTGAAGGTTCAGATCAACGGGTCGGATATCGGCGAGTTCCGCCACCTGCCAGCATTCACTGACATTGCTCAGTACTATACCACTCCATTCGGCTACCAGCACGGTGCCCAGTCCGCCAACGTGGCTGTTATCAGCTATGCCCTCGACACCTCCAAGCTCCAGCCCACCGGCACCCTGAACTTCTCCCGCATTGACACGTACCGCCTGGTCGTGCCAGTGACCCTGACCAACGGTCTGAAGGCCCTGACCAACTCGGCCGTCAGCAACCCATACCTCTACGCCGTGAACTATAACGTGCTCCGCATCCAGAACGGTGTGGGTGCAGTGCTGTACGCAAACTAAATTCTAATACAAAATTAAAATGCCTCTTTGGGTATGGCTTTTGCTTTTTGGCCTTATATTCCTTATAACTTATGATAAACGCGCGGGCCGTCTCCACGATTTTTTTGGACCGGACTTAGTAGATGACCAGAGAAAGGCACAAAGCAGTGGCGATACCGATGACGTACGTTGAAGGAGTTCCTTATTTTTTGGTCGTCCATGACCGAAGATATAAGGAATGGACTTTTGTTACAGGCGGGTGTCGCCGACGAGAGATCTACAACCCACTTCGATGTGCGGTCCGTGAACTCGAAGAAGAAACACGCGGTACGATCAACCTGAAGCGGGGAACATATACCTACTTCAAGTTTTCGACCAACACACCGGAACCTCGAGACATCGAGGATGGTGTTGAAGTACTAAATACATATCATGCATATATTTTTGAAGTTCCTTTAAATCCGTTAGAACAAAAGAACATTGTTAAACGTTTCAAGGATGAAAAGGAAAAAATGGAAACTAATCAAATGGCTTTTCGTAAAAATTATGACGAAAATGACGATTGCCAATTTGATACCCTAGAGGGTATTTCGTCGCGAAGGAACCTTTGGCCGATGATCAGGGCTCACGTCATCAGAAACCCTGATTTTCACCAGGCTCTTAACTCGTCGCAACGCACTCCGTTTTTTCTACGCACATAAATACAGGATGACGCCACCCAAGATCTGGTACGCCCGCAAACTTGCCAGTCTTCGTGGGGACGGATCAGACCCAGAGCAACTCGCGAAGGATTTCAACCTCCAGCGTCTCTGTTACGAAATAGAGAAACTCGAGGACGAAAAGGTGGCCGACATGCCAGCCAACATTATAAAGATTAAGACAATTTGGGAACGTTGCCACCTCGACAGTGATGATGACTAATAAATATTAAAGACTAATTAAGAAATCAAATTAATGGCTCCTAAAAAACTGATTTATTTTCAGATATGGGGTGCCAAGATTGAGTACGCTAATATGCTACGCATGTGTATAAACAGTATCAGGTGTCATCACGAAAATGATAACATCGATATGATGATTATATGTGATACACATGCTTGGCCAAATATTTCTAATTTAGAAATCAAATTATACCTGGTAACACAACCACCGGTCACTTATGAGCCATATGACAAATTGCATATTATGTCACTTACGAACCTGTCCGACTATGACAAGGTACTTTACCTTGATAATGATATAGTAGTCAGTGGCGACCTCAACCCCCTATTTGACGTCATCGAAAAGCCAAACGTTTTGTACGTAGCTTCGTCAGGTGATTTTGACGGACACACAAATGAATGGCATTCATCTAAAATGGCACCACACAGCTCCACAACTTTAGAAAATTTGAAAAAGAATGAAATATGGCCTTTTAATGTAGGTCAGTTTGGATTTGTACCTTCGAAGAAAATGAAAGAACATTTAGATAATTGTTACGAACTTCGCAATAGCAAATTTTATGATCATGAACAAATGGTTATGAACTCATACTTTTGCACGCGTAATATAGTTGATTACGGTCTGACCAAATTCGTAAAACTTCAACCAACGTGGGAGTACGCACCTTATGAAAATTTTCTTGTGACGCATTTCATTGGAATGCACGCAAAGGTTGATACAAAAATAGAACTTATGATCGATTATATGATTTCCGCGATTTTACCTAATATCTGTTTCGCCGTGAGCTACGAACCAATCGTGAAAGAGTACAGGCCTTTTACAGGTTTATTTGATGGTCCCCGTGGATGGGTCATGTGTGAAAATATACCATGGGATGACCAATTTTTGAAAATAATTTGTTCGTACGGACTACGAATTTGGTGGTCTACACCTGACCGCTCGAAATTCCTTATAAGGATTTAAAACTATATGATCTTAATGATAAGAGACTGGTTGGTGCCAAAGGCACCTGGTACCCATGTGCTCATGGACGGTGGTATCCTCTCCGTTGATGAGGACGACGTATTGAAATTTTATACGGACTATATTTCGGAAATTAAATCGGGACATAAACTTTACGTCGTCGAGCAGAAAACTGATGTCTTCAAGTTCTTTGTGGATATTGATTACAAAGCGAATGAGAAAATGACTGATGAATTCCTTTTGCAAATATCTCATATAATTCATGAAGCTATAGATAGTCCGGGAAGATGTTGCGTGGCTCGAGCCGTTGCGAGACCTGTCAAGGAGGGAATAAAGTCAGGTGTCCATATGCACTGGCCGGACCTCATGGTGAACCGTCAACAGGCGACTGTTCTTAGGACTAGAATTCTGTTGGCAGATTTACCTGAGGGTCACGATTGGGCAAAGATTATAGATGCCAGTGTCTATGGCGGGTCGGGACTTCGTATGATATGGTCGCACAAGAAGCCCTCAGGTGATCCCTACGTTCCTTGGAAGGAGATTGTGTCCATGAAAGACTTTCCCAAAGAGCCTAGTGTCGAGCTGCTCGCCATGTTCTGTATAAGGTGCCCAGGTGAAGAGGTAAACAGACATACATTTGGTGAAGAAACGCTAAACAGTGAACCTATCGAAGAGTTTATTCAGCGAGATATGCCAGGCCAGAGACGTACCCGGGTCAGGAAAATCCAGAGGTTCGACAATGAGACTAGAAATGTCTGGTGGATCCAGACCGATTCCAAGTACTGTGAAAAAATCAGGGACGAGCACAAATCAAATCACGTCTGGTTTATGATTAACGGTGACAGGATCCATCAGAAGTGCTTCAATGAAGAGTGCAAGGACTTCGCTGGAGAGGAGCATATTCTTCCTATGAGTATAGTAGATGGAATTGTTATTGTGGGTAGTCCTCCTCGCTGTTCTGGTTTGGACCTTTTTCCCGAGGGGGTCAGGCGTTCGGTTCCAGAAGTACGAGAAAGAGGTGCATCCATATTCAGGCCTTGATCCAGAAAGCTGGAAACGCTTCCTAGCCAATATCAAACGCTTTGAGATAGATATAAATAGTGATATTGAAAAGGCTGCAGACTACCTGTACGCATCGCTTGAGAACATCAGAGACCTGTCATTGGGCATCAGACGGGCCGATGATGCTCAGCATCAGGAAAAACTCAATGACATCGCTGGACGCCTCGGATACGAAGGAGAGTTTATGATAAATCAAATTGCAATTTCAAAAGGACTTCAGTTCTTTCCAAAGTACTTAAACGAGACGATCGTAGACTATCCAGAAAATGGCCCAGCCTTTATCCCAAGCACCATCAGAAGTCACGGTCAGTAACGTAGTTACGCGTTCAGGTCGCACGGTGAAGAAACCGGATCGCTACGAGCCAGTCGAGCAGGTGGAGGACGATTACGCGGCAGAGGATTACGACAGCGACGAATCCAGTATCAATGAGAGTGGAGTAGAATACGAGGACTCCGAGTTTTCGAGTGAAGATGATGCCGACGATGATGGAAATTTAGATGGATTTGTTATAGCAGATAAAAGCGAGAGTGACAGTGATGATAGTGATGGACCGCCCCCCGTTCCTGTCAAAAAGCGACCCGTCTCAAGAAAATGAGGAGGACGCTTGGCCTTCCCAGCCTCCCCCCCAGCAGCCTGTATTTATTCAGCAGCAGCGCCCAGCGCCTGATATCTTCGAGCAACTTAAAATGAACCCCATGGCACTCGTCGTCATTGGTATTATTATCGGTGCATTCCTTGTAAATATGCGCCCTGTAGTTATTAAGCCGTAATCATGTAAAGTGGGACCTTCCCCGAACTTGAAACGCTTCCACTGAAATTTCCAATCAGACCAGTT